AAAATGCAGTTATAGATACATTTGCATTTTCAACAGACCATAAGGAGATAGAAGAGCAGCTTATGTATAAAATGATAAGAAAATCAAGAAAAAAAAAGGGAGAAGTAATAATTAAAATTAAAAACATTGAAATTAAAGGACAGTACGGATATACTACAGACAGATTCTAAAAAAGAAAAATCACAGGACTTTCACACCGATTATTATTATGAGAAAGGTAGAAATGGCTGGACTCCAACAACAACAGATAATTTAAAGGATGATAGAGTGCCTGAATATTATAAAGGGAAAGAAGGGTATGAAGCCAGAAAGGTTTGTGATAATTTTGATTTAACATATCATCTTGCTACAGCAACAACATACATTTTACGAGCATATCGTAAGCATGATTCGCCTATTGAGTGTTTAACAAAAGCAATAGCACACTTGCAATTTGAATTAGAAAAAATAAAGAGGGATGAGGTACGCAAAAAAGAATAAAATATGCCCTAACTGTGAAGTAAAGTTTGCAGGGTGTAGCTGTATTAGAACTCTCGCTAGTGACGGTAGTTCGGTACACAAAACATGTAAAGAAGAATATGAATCTAAATTAAAAAACAATGAAAAAGAAAAAAGAAGTTAACAAAAAAGAAACAGTAGAGCTTATAGGCGACAACGAACAGTACAGGGTTTGTATAGACTTAAAGGCTACTGGAAACGCTAAGGGAGGTAGGTTTTTAGAAGTAACAGGGCTTAAAGAAACTATAGAGTCTCTTGAGAAAAAAGGGGAAGATAAGATGGTTGGTTTAGTTTATGATGGTACAGACAGACTTGAAATTTTAATGCAAAATATAAAGGAGAATTTAAAAATGAAAAAGAAAAAGGGTGATATAGACGAAGCAAGACTCACCAACTAATGATAAGATACCCCAAAAAGGCTATCGCAAAACCAAGAATGACTAGGGCTGATACTTGGAAAAAAAGACCCATTGTTTTAAGGTATTGGGAGTACAAAGATGATATTAAAAACTGGGGGGTTCAAAATAATTTTAAATTAAAAGAAGAAATATATGTTAAGTTTTATATACCTATGCCTAAATCTTGGAGTGTTAAAAAGAAGGCAGAAATGCTATATAAGAAGCACCAACAAAGACCTGATGTAGATAACCTGTTAAAAGGATTAATGGATGCCTTTTTAGAGGAAGATTCTCATGTGCATACAGTTTATGCTCAAAAGTTTTGGGATTCTGAAGGTTCTATTGAATTTTACGAATTATCTGATATTAGACTCCTTTAAAAGCTTATATCTTTGTTTGTAGATTATATTTCTACACTGTTTCTCTGATATGTTATGTTTGATAGAAATGTCTATTAAAGTATTTCCGATATGACCTTTATTCTCAACTATATATACATCAAAGTCTTTAAACATCATATAATTTCTTAATGTTTTTGGTGGGATAACACCTCTTTCTGCTAAATGGTAAACCATATCCTTCACAGTATAATCTTCTCCCCACCTCTTTTTTGCTTCTTCTCTTATTACATCTTGGAACTCGTTTACTATTCTTATACTGTTTGCCATAACCTAACTTTCTTCTTCTTTATATATCTCTAGTGACCTATTAAAAAACCCTATAATAGTCTTAACACATTTACCGCAAGTCATACTTGAACCCACCCTTGGGTATTTAAAATTAACATAGTCGTTGTAATAATTAAAAAGTCTCGTTAAAACCTCTCTATTTTTAGTACCCTGAACCTCTCTTTGTTCCATGAAAAGTTTTAAGTCTTCAAAAACAACTTCCTTTTCTGCTTTAGAGATATAATCCCATTTTATTTTACCTGTCATATTACCACCAGTTTTTTGGGCATTTTATATAAAACTCATCAATTCTGTTCTTTGTTCTTAAAAAGCAACCGCAATCCCCACACTTCTCAAACAAATTCAATTTTAAGGGGTTTTTATACACCCCACAAGGATTATCTCTACAAATTGATAGTCTAGCCTTATACTTGTCATTAGAGGCTAATTTAACCCCTTTTCCAATTATTAGTTGCCAGAATATTTTTCTTAAATCTTTAAACATGCGACAATATACGAAAAATTATTTGAATACAGTTGATAATCCTTCTGTGATACTAACAGTGGATTGTGTGGTAGTTATATCTGCCTCTGTAACATAAACCTGTTGTGCGTTTATAGAGCTACTAATTAACCCAGCAATATCGTTAGCGTTCCAAGTGCCTTTTGCGTTACTTAGTGCGTTCCTAGTGCCAGGGGTTATACCTCCTCGTTCAAATTTAACCCCACCTCCTGCTGCGTTCATAGCAGAAAGTTGTGGTCTGTACATAGCTGTACTTCTTTTGTTAATAACTGCCTCTCCTCCCTCCAATTCAGCCACCCTTCCTCCTACGGCAAACTTAACACCTCCTTGTGCGTGAGAGCCTCCAACAACCATACCTCCTTTAGCCATTTTACCATCTCCTCCAGGAATAATACCACCTTTAGCACCAACAAACTTTTGAGCCATTATAGTCGCTATTTGAGCTGCAATCAAAGCTGCGGTCAAAGGTGCTGCAACAATAGCAGCAACACCTGTTTCTGCGGTTACTTTAGCAATAGCCTGAGCACCATTAATAAGAGCCATAGCAATATTATTAACCTTATCTATCATAAATTGCCTTTTCTTAATAGCCCTAATCCTCTCGTTTTTACGATTCTCTAAAACCTCCATCTTATCGTCTTGAGTCTTTTGCATAGCGGCTGTATCTTGTCCAGCAGCTTCCGCAATCTCCAACTTTCTATCAAACTTATCCTGCTCGGTTGATTGTTGAACCTCAAAATCGCCTTCTATTTGAGCTATATTGGCTGCTGCTATATTAGCACTAACAGCCATAATCATCTGTGCCATTTGACTATATGTTTCCGAGATAGCCGCTAACCTCTCTTGGTTTTGTGCTCTTTTAAAGTCAGTTAAATCCTGTTCCCTTGCTTTCTCTCTTGCCATAGCATCTATAGCATGCATTTCTCCAGCAGCTACCAACTCTTCATCTTGCCTCTTTTCCTCATCTTGAGCAATAGTAAACTCATTCATCCTTAAAGCTTGGTTCTTTTTTAAAAAAGACAAATCTTCATCCATATTCCTTAACTTCTCACCTCTAATCTCTAACTGAAAATTAGCAACTTTGTGTTGTTGGTGCATGGTTATCATGTCTATTTCCAGGTCATGAACCTTTTTTACCTCTTTTATTACCTGATTATTTGTTACTTGTTTAGCCACCTCCTCAGCGTTCATTTTATCTATAAACGCATGATATTCTGACATATTAACTTTCCTCCCTTTCATTAACCTATCCCATTCTTTTTGGTCTATATTTTTAAGTGCGGCATATTTAGTCCTATTAGCTTTTAAATCAGCAATAATTTGTTTTTTACTTGAATTTTTCTTTATACTTGCTAAGGACTTTATATTAGTTGCTATTAATTGTTTTTCTTTATTATACTTCTGCGTTTTAAATTTAAAACTAGCTTCTTCTGCTGCTATATCATGAGCAAAAGAATCCTTAATTTGTTTAACCTGTAGGTCTAAAAGCTCCTTTAACCTGTCTTTTGTATTGTTTAATCTAAACCCAGCAAGAGCTGATTTCTTGTAGCTCCTACCACTCTTAACTAATACCGTACTTAAACTAGTCACAAATCTTTTAAATTCAGATAATCGGATAGTCATATTTTTAGTGGCATCACTAAAATCTAATTCATACTTTAAGGCGGCTTTACTTGAATCCGCCCTTAATTGTGTTTGCAGTGCCAATGATGATGCAAGAAGTGCAGTCTTATTATTTTCTCTGAATTTTACAATATCAACCTCCAACATAGCTAACTGTTGTCCTTTCTCCATATCCTTCTGCTGCTGGGTATATTTTTTCTTTTCGCTTTCTTGCATGCCATGATTCATTTTTCTAAAAGCCTCTAACTTCTTTAACCACTCAGTTCTTAAATCTATTCTAAATATGGAGTGCTGCTCTAATTCTAAATCACTTAATGCTACTAAATCATCAAAGGCTTTTTTAGCCTCATCATTATACTTTTTATTATTTGCGGTTGCTATATTCAAAGCACTTTGTTTGGTTTTGAGAAGTGCTGCTAAATTTTGTTCCTCTACTCTTACTAAATCTGCTGTTGTGTAGGTCATCCATTGCTGGTCTCTTTGTGCTGAACCACCAATATTATAACTCTCAGTTGTCTTCTCCTTCTCCATTCTTGTTACCTCCAGTGCAGATTTAGTCTTTTCTGCTTCCATCTCCTCTTCCAATGCCACCATTCTGGCTGCGGCAGCTTCAGCATTAATTTTATTACCCTTTACTCTTGCATCATTTAATATAGCTTGGAGTTTAACCATCTCCTTATTATTCAAGATTTCCAAATCAATATTAAAGAGTAGTTTATCATAAGTTGCAACAATCTCTCTTATTTTATCATGTCTCTCACTACTAGCTTCATTTATTAGTGTTACACTACTAAGCTCTTGTTGAAAAGTTCTATTTAGCCTTTCCATAGAGTGTGCAGCCTCATCTCCAGAATCAGTCAAATCCCACATATAACCAACTAACATCCCTAATCCCACAATTATAGCCCCAAAACCTGTGCTTACCATTGCCGTTCTTAATCCTTTAAACGCAAGAGAAGCTGCACCTGTGCCAGTAGCTAAGTTATACATACTCATAGCCATAACCCTAAGAGGTTGTATTGCTCCCTTAAAACTAAGAGCCATACCTAGAGTTCCTATTTTTATTAGGGCAAATCTAACAATAAGAACCTTTATAGCCGTCCCAAGAGCATTAAAGACTCTTCTTATTTTTCTTATTGCACCTCCACTTTCGGTTAATCTTGTGATAAAATCAGTTAGGTTTTGTATTGCCTTTCTCATCTTAAAATCAAAAGCATCTCCAACAGCTAATCCAAGACCCTCCATAGCAGAGTTCATTAAAGCGAAATCTCCAGATAAAGTATCTAATCTTATTGAAGCCATTCTTGAAATAGAACCCTCAGCTTTATTTAATGTATCTAAATTTAATTCTATCTCTTTTATATTCCTTAGTAAAACAAGAAATGCTGGTGCAGACCTTTTATCTAATAATGCTGTTGCTTCTGTAAGCCCAAATGTAGCTTTTTTCATCTTCTTCATTTCCTCAATAAGCTGAGGTAATCCCTGAACAGTATGGCCAATATGTTTGTTTAAACTAGAATTAGCATCTCCTAACCTTAAAAAGATGTTTTTAAGTGCATTTCCAGCGATAGAACCATGGAGACCAGCATCTGCTAGAACCATAAGCATGGAACTTGTTTCTTCAATAGTAAACCCAGCAGTTCTTGCTATTGGAGCTGCAAATTTCATTGATTGTGTAAATCTTTCAAGATTCAAAGCTGAACCAGTAAAAGCCTCCCCCATAACATTTGTTACCCTAACAATTTGTGTGGCATCCATCTCAAAAGCCCTAAGTGAAGAACCAGCAATAGCGGCAGCAGAAGATAAGTCCTCACCAGTTGCAGCAGCTAAAGCTAATGTTGCTGATTGAGCAGCTAAAATTTCTTTTGTTGTAAATCCTAAACGAGCAAACTCTTCTTGTAGTTTTGCAACCTGTATTGCCGTAAAAACAGTTGTACGACCCAACTCTATAGCACTCTTGGTTAATTGAACAAATTGCTCCTCTGAAGCCCCAGATATTGCTTTAACAGCAGCCATTTGTGATTCAAATTTAGCAAAAACCTTTATCACACCTGTTATACCCCCTATAATAGCCCTAAATGCAAAGGCAGCCACAATAGCTATACTGGCTGATTTAAAAATTGCAATCATTCTACTACCATGTGTATTTAGTGTTGCGGTAGCGGTGGTAGTTCTTCTTATAGCAGCAGTATTCCTATTCATTGTTGCGGTCATACCGCCCATAGTTTTAGCCGCAGCAGCATACTGGACAGTTCCTGTTTTCAGTCTATCAAGGTTCATTTTAGCCTCTCTTAATCCTTTATTTAATGAGATTAAACCTGTTAGGTCTGCTTGAAATTTATATATTGTAGTTGCCATTTTTTTATTTATTAGTATTTAAAACTATCTTCACTTCTTTCGTGTCTGCTTGTTTTTTCTTCTTTTTTCAAATACACCTTTTTAATATCCCCATATTCATCTATATAAGCAAGGTCATGTATAAGCCCATCTGTTTCTTCAACAACTAACTCTCCACCATGTATTTCTACTTCACCAGATTGTGTTACAGCGAAAGCTGTATTTCTTAGTTTATGATTAGAACCAGTTCCAATCTGTAAAACATCATCTGTGTTTTGTTGATTATATCGGCCTAGTACAGTTTGATTATTTTCAGCAACAACACCCATACCAATAGCGATACCTGTTCCTCTTGAATTGTTATTTGTGTTATTATCAAAAACTAATCCATTGTCTCTGTTTTTCCTAATAACAATATTAGATGGTGGGTTCTCACCCTCTGTCGTTTCTGATGGAGCATTTCTTTTTTCACTACTTCCCCCTCCTTTTCTATTAGCGTCTTTTGAGTGCTTCCATTCAATTAATTCAACTTTTGTTAAAACTTGCTGGTTAGGTTTGTAATCTACAATTTTATTTACAGTCCAATATGTAGCAACATCATCTATTTCCATGTATATTAAATCTCTGTAATCAAAAATAGCTATATCTACAGGAGTTAAATTCATCATACAGGTTCTTAATGCAGCTCCACCATTCATTTTATCATAAGCGTTTTGCCAATACTTATTAAATAATCCAGGGCTTGTGAATCCGTTACTATCATTATCATTTCCCCAACTTAAACTCAAAGGGTCTTCCGCTATCCCTTTTAACCACTGGTTTTTCCAACCTATGAATGGGTATTTAGTTTGAGTGTGACTTGTTCCGTTATGGTCAACAAATTTCCAGGAAGAACAGGTTTGTGCCCCATAATAGTTTAATATTCTTATATTAAACTTAGGACTAGGGTTATATGGAGGTCTGTTTTGATTGTTCATCCCCCCCCCTTCTTCTGACCACATATAAGGTATTACAGGATTATTGTCATTTGTAGTAGGCTCATTCCAGGTTAAATCTCCCCACTTGTACATATTATTGTTATTCCAACCAGACCATTGGCCAGGACTGGCTGCTGTTCCATAAGCGTTAGACATTATAGTGGCATAAAAAACTTTAGTTCCCATTACTAGTGTTTCTTTTCTAAACTTCTCTTGATTCTGCTCTATATGACTTTTATATACTTGCTGCTCTTGAGCTTCCTTATAACGGTAAACAGAATCGGTAGCCTTGCAACCTGTATCTTCTTTATATTCAAAAATAATTTCTTTTGCCAACTGCTCTACAATATACTTATCATTCCAACTATTATAATCAAGTTTTTTAGTCCAATCTACAACCTTACCTGAGCCGAAAAAATCATCATACGGCTCACAATAAATAGTTTTAGTTTCTTCGTTTGTTGTCCACTGTAAATTAAATAGTTCTGTTAATCCTTTTAGATAATCTACCTGTTTTGTACAAGGCAATATAGAGCCGTCAATGGTAGCAGGTAGAGAGGGTACTGTTGCACTTGGTATAGGGTATATATCAAACACAAGGTTTTCTATATCATGATAACTATGCCACAACCAAACTCCATTACGACCAGCCACTTCAACCGTAATATTATCCCCTGCGTTAAGGAAGAAATCACCATCAGAAGAACGAGAAATTCCACTATCAACATCAGTGTCATTAGAATAAACATAACATCCAGAATTAATACCGAATTGAGGCGAAATCATACCAGGTGTTAATATACCTCCCACTAAATAACTTCCGTTTTTCAGCACTCTAACTGCCAACTCACTATATGAACCACTAGAACCACCTTGTGATAGATACATTGTAGCTCCAATGAAAACATGGTAAGTTCCTGTGAAGGGTACGGTGTACCCAACAGATGTGTTTGTGCTAAAATTATTTCCTATATCATTACTAACAGCCACAGCACCAGAAGTATTTAAAGGCTTCCAATATGCGTAATTACTACTACAGGTCATGCAAGGGTAGTGAACTTTACCTCCACTCCAATAACTACCACCAGGAGCTACTTTAGCTGTTCTAGTTACTCTACAATAATTATCACCAGAATCACCGAATATACCTTCAGTGTCAACATAGTCCTCACCAGAAGAGTATGGATGGCAAAGTGCCTTAAATATTGGTGAATTGAAAAAATTACTATGTACAGTATAGCCTATAGACGCAAATATTTTATCTACTATAGGTTTTGCAAATAGAGTTGGGTGAAAATCATTTGCCCCATGAGAATAATCATGTGTACCTGTTGTATTTACATGTTCACCATACCATTCTCCATAATTTACTAATCCCCAGAACCATTCATCTCCATTATCCACACTATTATTCCAAGAATTTTTAATATTAGTGTAGTTTCTATCTTCAGTGTGTGAAATAGGAAGGTCACAAAGCTTTGATTTATCTAAAGCTGTAGTCCAATCAACCCCATCTTGTATTATATGGCATTTAAAAAAACCACCCTTACCTGTGTTTCCTTCTTCAACCCTCATCAATCCTAGGAATACATAAACACCATTTACCTTAATTCTTGCTGGCATCCAGGAAATCATTTTTCTTTCAGAACCAACAGCTAACATTGGAGTTAAAACCCCATTATTGTGATTTGACGCTGGTATATTAAATGTCTTTGAAAAACCAGTTGACCTTTTACTTATGTCTCTTAAATCTCCAACGGAAAAGTTTAATGAAAAAGGAACTCCTTGGCTTTCTAAAACATCAAGCCAGTTCCATTCAATATCATCAACTTCTCCAAAAACATTAGTTCCTGTTTGTGTTGTGGTTGGTGTATTTGTTACGGTAATATCAGCCTCAGTAAGCTCTACCGAAATTGAATTAATAATACAATAGCCAGCTCCTTTAGGGTTTATAACATTTGCCCTAAACAACCCAACACTACCCTCAAAAGCACAATATGGTATGCCCCCAAACATTGTATTAACACTACCATCATTAGCATCTGGAACATCTAAACTCCACTTCCCTGCTGGCATTAATCTAGGCACACAAAACTTATATACTCCTGGTGCTGTTATAGGGTCATAGTTTATTGTATTATACATGGGGTCTGGATGCGAACCAGAAAATATTGTTATCCTAGCATTTGTAATACTAGCAACATTCAATGTTATCACAGCAAAATTAGCATAATCTACTTCATTTGAAAGCCAATTATTCCTAACTCCAAAAAAACTATCTCCTTGATTAAACCCTCTATTGTTTTTATTATTCCAAGGCTGACCTTCATAAGACATTGTAGTTCCTTTTCCCTCACTATCCCACCTAAAATCACCCTGACTCTCATCCCACTCTCCTGAGTGTTGGTATCCTGAAATATACCATTCAAAACATTGTTCACCAGCAGCAAGGTCAGGGTCTAAAGCAGCTAATTGATTTACATTGGTAGTTCCTATACCTTTAAGAAGCAGGGTATCTGAGTCCATGGAAGAAATAATGTCAAAACAAAGTGTATTACCAGTTTTTGTGTTTTTCATATATAAACACCTTCCATCTACAACTTTTGGATAGTCAGAGTGGTTATTTCCTAATGCAAAGACTCCATTAACCATACCTGAACCATTACTCTGAAAGTCGTTATAAGCACCTGTTCCTATTTGGTTTAACATGTTGGGTGTTGGACTTTGATGCCACCACATCTGCATAATCATACATTTGTTGATAGGCTCAAAATCTATTCCAATAGGCTGGCAAGTTGTTTGAGTTTGACTACAACCCTCCCCTATGTCTCCAACAAATATAATGTTGGGGTCGTAACTCATGTGACCATTAGTGAGGTTATTTTTTCTTTCATGAAGATACTTCCCTGCTGGAAACGCATAATTATCAGACCAACTTGGTGGCTCGCAATCATTATTAAATGATGTAACATTATTCCATGTAGTTGTAAAAATAGGAGTTGAGATGTCTTTTTTCCCAACAACATCCCCAACCTCTAAAATTACATTATCTGCGAATATTGACTCGTTTGACATATTAATTACCCTTTTTGTGTTGCTATTGGATTGGAATAATGATACTTAAACTCTATAAAATGTGAATTATCTTCAGTATTATACACCTGATAACTAGATTTATCTATAAGTATTGGTTGTAAAAAGGATTTAGGCTCTCTAGTTGCACTATCTATATTTCCTTTATATCTTTGAACCCAAACTTGTGGGCTGGTAATAAGTTGCTGAATCCACTCACATTCTTTTTTTACTAAAGGTTGTGAAAATACTGAAAAACTATCCTCTCTTGTAGTCCAAAGCTGTTTTCTACCATGATACCCTCTCTGTCCTGATGTTACATGATTGTCAAAATCAGTACCTCCAACCGTAACCTCCTTACCCTGTGTTCCATAACAATTAAAAAAATCAAACCCTCCTCTCATGTTTTTAAACACAAATTTTGTTCTCTCGCACTTCCCATTATTATGTTCGTCTGAATATTCTACATATTCCCATCTCCATTCATCATTACCTGTTCCTGGGTTTTCGTTTTGCCAGGGAGTAGTATTGCTACCAGAGTTATTATGAAGGGTAAGATTTACGAAGACACCTCTAGCTACTAAATTTCCAGAAACATCTATTATTGTATTTAAGGCACTTCCTGTGTGCATTAAATGTATGTATTCTATGTACTCTGGTGCTAAAGGAACTCTGTAATTCATTGTGGTTGTACCTAAAGGTATAACATGAGCTGTCATATTTCCATTCAAAGCTATAACTATTAGGTTCATACTCACATTATTTCGGCCTCCTCCTTTATCTACCACCACTGGAGAATATATACTATCGCAAGGGTAATCATTTACATTTATTGTATAAGTTCCACTAGCCTTACCTGATATAGTGCTTGCGTTCCAAGCTATTGGTTTATCTGTAAGAGGCATGGCTGTATCGGCTTCTGTCCATGGTGAGTTTTTACCAAGAACAAATCTATTCATTTTTATGTAACCATCAAAAGAGTCTAATCCATCTTCATCATGTGTTACTGTTCCAACACCAATAAAACTATCTGTCTCAAGATAATTATTATCATCATCATAAAGACCCCCTACAGTTGTTTGGCTATATTTAACAGCCCAAACCTTTAAATAAAATGAAGCTGTTTCATATCTTCCTGCCAGTTGATATGTAGCTCCGCTTAATATAGGGCAAAGACCAAGCGAAACAAAATTCCTGCAATATTCCATTAAATTAAACTCAAAACTTATATTACTACTGTAAGGGTCTGTTTTTTGGTATGCGTTTATTAATATTCCTGTTGAAGCGTAAGTAGATGCTCCTGGAGTTGTTTCCATAAATAATTCTCCCCTTAAAAAAGCTGTATCAGCATCATTATCCATAAATTCAGCTAATATCGGTCTATATGTACTATAATAAACATTGTTTATTCGCCCCAAGTCTGTTATTCCTGCCATATCTTATATTACTCTATTTAAAATCGTGTTAACATCCATCTGTATAGCCGCAAACACTTGACTACGCAGAATTTCATTTGTTTTTTTGTCTATTTCTTCTTTAATTTCCTCTATCCAACCAGGTTTAGCTGGTGCAGACCCTCTGTTTTTCTGTGTTTTAGCTATCATAAAAGCCATTTGAAGTGCCTTTTTTGGACTCATTCCAAACTTAGCCATAGCCCATTTTTTTAATCCTAAGATATAATTACTTGTTTTAGCTCCAGAACCTGAAGTATATGGTATATTACCAATACCTTTGTCAAGATAAGAACCATACTCTTCTGATACTATCTCTACCTCTGCCATAGTTCCAAAATCTCCAGAAGCTTTAATGCTTCTACTTAAAATTCCAGTTGTATTCATAGGCATACCACCACCTCTATTGATAGTAAGCTGACTCTGTAGCTTCCTTATTACTGCTTTTGCAACATTATTAAGGACAATATGAATTTTATTGATTACCATTATACTGGATTATTAGTTTGACCAGGAGGAAATGCTGGAGGAAACGGTAGGGGGTCATCAACACAAGGGTCGTCTATTTCACCATAACAACAAGTTCCGTCATCAACTCCAGCCGCAGGGTCAAAATTAACTGCCGCAGGGTCTGTACAACCACAAGCTCCAAAGAAATCCTGGCAAGGTTCTTCACAGCCAGAAGGAGGATTTCCAGGGCCTCCGCCACAAGGGTCAAGGGTTACTGCTATATTAGCTATAGCATCAAATTGTACCTGAAGAGTTACTAGATTATCATTAAAAGTGCCCTTATCTCTAATTATTTGTACTTTATGTTTTGGTATATGTTTTTTACAGCCTCCACCACCACTAATACCAAGAGCAAGGCAAGATAACATATTCCATAATTTTATTTCAAGGTCTGCAAATATTTGTACTACATCATCATCAAAAAGCTGAACCCCTTGAGTGCTAGATAGTTGATGTGGCCTTGCAAGTATTAACTTAAAGGTATATACTTCATCAATTCCCTCTGCAATATGAGATGATGGGTAATCAATGTTTAATAAATCATAACAAATGTTATGGTCAAAGTTTATGGTTGTTGGTTTTCCTAATTTAACAGTACAAAACCCAGCAGCAGTAGCACAGGTTTTAAAATCAGCCATTAATTGTGTTAAATCATATTCTGGGTCGTATGTACTCATTGTTATATTTTTTTATTTTTTATGCAATTCATTTAATTGTCTTTCAAACTCATTTCCTGCCGCCTTCCAAGATAAATATGTTAAAACTTCATAAAGACCTGTATTTAAAACGCTTTCAACAGGGCTATGTTTTGTTACTGTAAAAACTCCATCTTGAGCTACTTCATACAAAGAGTTTAACCAACCGTAACCATTGATTGTCTTCTTTGCTGCTATTGCTGCTTTTGGGTCTCCGTTTTCATTTCCTGAGAGGTTAGGAAACTTAACATTAACCTCTGTTCTAACTTCCCCAAAAAAAAAGCGACATCCCAAATAGTTGCCATATCTAAATCTTCAAAAGCTTTAGCTCTCTTGTCAATTAAATCATCATCTAATTTCTCTTCTTCCCCTTCTTTCTTACAGAGAATAGCAAGTTGTCTTGGCATTATCTCTATATTTCCTTTTTCTAATAAATTAGCCTGAAGCTCTAATTGTTCAGCTTCAATATATCTACCAAAAGTTGATTTTCTCATTAACTCTTCTGGTAATACAAATTTCTCTTTACCTATTGTAAATGACTGTATGTGTATTGGAATATAAGGTTCGGTTGCAAAAGAAAGATGCTTCATAACCTCTGCCGCTAAGTCTAAATCCAATAAGCTAATCTCACTTTCATCTAATTCACACCAAAAAGATAAAATTTTAGTATTATCCTGTAGGTCAAGCAGTGTTTTTTCCCATTCAGCAACCTCATCACCCTCCTTTACCTCCTTTCTTCCGCCAAAACTTTCGCATAGTTTTGAGAAAGCAACAAATTTTTTCCAACTAACATCTTCCCAGCCACTTGGCAACTCTACTTCTTTTTCGTTTAAAACAAATTTTTCCATTAATTTAAGTTTATTTTTTCTTCAGCTTCCGTTCCTGGTTGTATTAAAAGAGAAAGCTCTAATTTTTTTATTACAATACTTATCAAAGATAACACTTTTTCTTTATATTCATCCAAATCTTCCTTTTTTTCTGGAGTTATTGCAGCAAAATAACCAACAGTCGCCCAATATACTGTATTAGGCATTGATAAGTACCAGTTTATTTTATCCACCTCCCCTTCCATTGCGTAAGCTCCCAATCCATTATGAAAAAGTATAATCCTTTCTATCACTTCTTTAAACCCCTCATAATCCTCATCATAATATGCCACCTCATTAATAATATCCTCTAAATCTTGAAGAAACTCACAAACTATAGAGGAGTGCCTCTTATTTAAACAATATATTTCAGCATTTTCCTTCACAAAACAATATAAGTAAATTTATTCCACTTATTTCGGAAATAAAAGTTACATTCTACCCCCATGCTAATATACTTCTATTATTTTTAAATAAATACCTCATTCTCATCATAAGTGCATCAGCATAATCTGGAGAGTGCCCTAAAGTAACCTTCATTTCTTTTTTTGATAAAATTGCCAGCTTCATATCATTATCCATATTTTTTCTCCTTATGGTTTCCAGCTCCTCAATGATAGTATTTCTTTTATCAATATCATTTTCTTTTATCCAGATATTACCCATGTTTACCTGTTCTGCTAATTTATAAAAACATTGTGTTTTTAAATTCTGATAATTCTCTGCATTAATAGGCTTCCCATTATTAACAAAAGGCTGTACCCCCTTCATATAGTGAGAAAGATATTGGCCAACCCCATCTGAATCAATAATTATATTTCTTTTTTCAACATTATACTGTGCGGCTAATTGTTTAATCAAAATCTCTACATTATCTGCTGAACTTTTGTCTTTTGTTATTATTTTTTCAACCACCATCCCCTTCCAAACACAGATTACCAATTTATCAGAGCCTAAAAGAGCAATATCACAAGATAAATAATAAGGTTCATCATCATTTTTAACTCCAGAATTAGTAAAAACAGACAATATAGACTCATAATCAAACAATCTATCCTTCCCTTCATCATATTCCCAGTTACCATGGAGTAATCTTTCCCTTGAAACAGGGTCTAATTTCCTTAATTGCTCTTCATAAAACTCTGATATGTGTGGATTGTCAGCTAATTTAGCCTGAACAAACTTCTTATGGGTAGGTAAAGTGTCATCTCTCCATGATTTATAGAAGTCATATACCCAGTTTTTTGCTGGATTACACGACATAAGCACCTTTGGTCGTAATTTATATTCTGCTAACTTAAAACGAATCCTTGAAGCAACAACATTCTTTGCCTTCTCTGTACATTGGTTCACCTCATCTATAAAAGCTCCTGAAATTTCCAGAGAACCAAGTGAGTCAAAGTTTGGGTCTGCTGGATATTGATAAAGGTCTTTTAATAATATTTGGCTGCCGTTTAAAAACTCTATGACATTACTTTGGGCATTAAATTTATATGCCTCTCCTTTTTTAACTCCCCAATCTTGACAGACCATGAAGAATGAGTTGAGGGTTGTTTCTTTTAGAGTTTTTAATACTGCCCTCCCCATTAACCAACGAGTTCCAGGGTATCTTAAACAAGAATACAAGAGCCAGGCTGCCCCAAAATATGATTTACCCCCTCCAGCACTACCCCCAAAAAGCACTTCACTTGTTTCATTGTCATGTAAATACTCCCAAGCAGTGTGTTGCTTCTCTGTTGGTATGAAATCTATTTCCAAACTTTCGCCTTAATAACTGTGTACAGGTATATTAACGGCTGAATAATCAATTTAACTAAAACAAAATATACTGATACAACTGGCAATATAGATATAAAGGCTAATATTCCAAATATATATTCTATTATACCAGCATTTTCCATTCCTTTTTGCAGCCCTCCTTTAAATTTTTCCATGTTTTTAATTTATTATAGTGTAACTCCTTTTGGTAAATTAGCAGTAGCAGTAGCTATAAGTGCCGCTTCAGCTTCCGCACTTAATGCAGGTGCGTCATACCTTTCTTCGTTTTCAAAAATATATGATTTTTTATATATATCTTGCATCTGAGCTGTAGTTAGTTCTGTTTCAATAGTCTTAACTGCTGAAGTTGGTTCTACTGCCGCAATAATATTAGTTTTAAAGGCTGCAATATCTACATCTGATGACTCATCTGTTTTATCCATAACAACTTTCAATTCTTTTAATGTTACAACCTCTTTTACAACATGCTTATGCGTGTTATGTATATGTTCCCAACGGAATGTTGCTCCGCTAACCAGTTCAGAGGATATTCCCCCTTGTTTACCTAACATCTTCTTTGACTCTTCTCTTACCTTGATAGTTTCCTTTTCTTTATCGTAATCCTTTATATCTAAAACCCCACCTTTAAGTATTCCTTTAGATGTAATTGTTCTTTCGGTCTTAATATCACCACCTCTAGCTGTGGGCTTTCTTGTTAATACTGTGAATACATGATTTGCTGTCATATCTTTTTATTTTTTAAATTATTATACAAATATATTGTTTTTTATTTTAACTGTTTAACTATTTCAAATACATTTCCCATTATACCCTCTGTAACTCTCTGTTTAGGATGCACTTCTATATGTTTACCATAAATATCATCTGAAAAATCAAAAATATGAACACTTATTTTGTTCTCTTCAAAATGTCTTTGAGATTCAGGGTTAATATCTCCAAGTCTTACAGAAATAATTTTATTACCACCATCTTTCGTTCTAACTTCTATTATTTCATCTTCACCATAAAGCTCCATTAATACTTTGTGTCTGTGATTACCGTCTGCAACCTTATATTTACCATTTTCTAATTCTCTAATAGCAATATGTCCTTGGTCTTGAGGTTTATATCCTTTAGCTAAACTTTCTCTTAAATAAGCCCAATTATATACATACTCCACAGTCAATATTCCTTTATAAATCTTCTCTTCTATTTTTACATCTGCAATTAAATGAAAGTCTAATAGGTTTCCAAATTTTTCTTGATAAGCACGACCATTAGAGAATAGGTTATATACCCCTTCATCTATGTTAAGATTTGCAGTAGGGAATCCTATAGTGCTTCCTAATCCGTTTCCAGGAATCACATCCCCATATATCTTTATTCCACCATACATCTTGTTATCCTCTACAGTTGGTTCTTCTTTTAATACTAATTGCTTAGTTATTGCGTACAGTTTTTTAAATTCCATTGTTTTTTATTCCTTTTATTTCCTAATTATGTCAATTATTTTTATTATCTTTGCAAAACTTATAACAAAGCTCTTCTTGTTAAGTAAAACACACACTTATGACAAGGGCTGAAACACGAAGTGTTTTGAGCATCTGTCGTAACTATTA